CCGCCAAACGTTACAACTCTGGTTGTGGAGAAAGGCAAGCTCAGATGGGAGTATACCAACGCGCCGGTTGACCTGGCGGGCTTCTTGGTGCGATTCCAAAACGGCAACCGCCAGCTATGGGCCGACGCTACGCCAATGCACGAGAACGTGGTGACAGAAACGGTTTTCGATATTAGCCAGTACAGCGGACAAAAGACGTTTCTGGTTAAGGCGGTTGATACTACAGGCAACGAGTCGGCGGCTCCGGCAATATTGGTGCAATCATTAGGGGATGCGATTGTTGAGAACGTTATTGCCACGCAATCGGAGGCCCCGGCATGGGATGGCGAGCTGACAAACATCATCAACTCTGGCGCAACTCTTAATCTGGACTTCGCCGGTGAGGTGTACGAACAAGAGGATATCGCTTATAGCGGATTTGTAAACGCACAAGATGAGCTAGAGGTTGCCGAGATCGGAGACTTTTATGCGGACTCGGGCGCGCCGTTCTATTCTCCTGACCCCGCCATTCTGTTTTATTCGGCAGAATACTACCGGCTGGAATATCTGTTCGATTACACGGTTATTGCTGCCGATGAAGGCTCAAACCTAACAGTGGATGTGCAGCTAAACGGCGCGTTCAACGAGCGGCTAGACTACAAGCCGCCCGGCTACACAGGCGACTGGCTGGCTTTCCCAGGCTCTGTTGAGGCTATTGAAGGGCAATATCAATTCCGGTTTGTCATTCCAGCTCAGCAGCTCAACACGGCTCCGAAAGTGTCGGACATCGTTGTGTCTCTGGATGTTGAGGACGTAGTGGAGCGATTCAATGGTGTGGCCATAAGCTCTGGTGGCACGCGCCTTAGCTTGACGAAAACATATCGTGATATACTTAACGTAAGTTTAACGATGAAAGCGGATGGCGGGACAACATCAACCGTTAAGTATCTGGACAAAGACGAGGTGAACGGCCCGCTTATTCAGTGTTACGACTCAGGCGGAACAGCCGTTGCCGGAACCATAGACGCAATCGTACAGGGGTTTTAAATGCCGAGCGGAACTTTACCAAATGCGGGCAGCTTGGGCGATCCGCAGATTACTACGGGCGATTATCAGACGCAGATTAACCAGATTTTGGCGTATGTGCGCTCTTTGCAGGCTGAGGTTGCGACTCTTAGCGGCACTACGATTAAAGAAGGGGCTGTTCGGGGGGTTGGTACGGCGGCAAGTGAGCTTGTGGAGACGAGTCAGCTTGATACTAGGCTTGGGACATCTGGAAACCTCGGTTCCGCAGCGCTTTTAGACACCGGAACCGCAGATACAGAGTTGGCCACAGTTGGAGATAATGACATTAGGTATATGCCCAGAGGGTGGCAGGCAGTCTTTGCCGGAACAGCCTCTAGCGTAACGCAGTCTGCAATGGGGAGCCCTGGCGCTGGCCTTTATGCTGTTCGATTTTTTGGGCAAGGGTCAACTGATTACACGTCCCTTATGTATTATGATGGGGCCAACAATGCCAGTTTTTCCAGCGGGCTTATTGACCGGACATCGGCATATTGGATAGACAGTGTCTATATGTCTCCTTCCGGAACAATAACAGCCGAGGGCTGGGCTATATCAAAGTCGAGCGGCGAAGTCATTGGGGAGACCGGGCTATCCATACTCGAAGTAAGGTTTCTTGGATAACTAATGCAGCAGGAATGCCCATGACCATCAACCTATACCAATCACGCGCATCAGCTTTTCACCCGATTAGAGAGAGTTAAACCATGCCAACATTCCAAGACCTCCTAACCTTCACCCGAGGCTCAACCGCAACGTACGTTAACCGCCTTGGCCTAATCGCCACTGAGGCTGTGGATGAACCTCGTTTCCAGCACGACCCAACAACGCTAACCACTAGCAGCACGACTATCAACCTCGATTCTTTAGCTGCTGGCGACTCTGTACTGATCGACTTACCTGGCTCTGATACGTTCGCCGTTGGTAAGGACATTAGCGTCACCGATTCCAGCAACATCAACCGCTACCTGACCGCCGTGGTTGAGTTTAGCAATCCAGGCTCTGTTCAAGTGACCGTTAAAACGATCAACGGCACTGGCAGCGGGTCTAGTTGGACGCTGATTGAGAATTTGGGGTTGTTGATTGAAGAGCAGCGGACGAATTTGCTGTTGTGGAGTGAGGATTTTACGAATGCTGCGTGGACTAAAACTCTGGCTGTTTCTTCATCAAGCGTGGAGTCCCCAGATGGCCTGTCAAATTATTACAAAATCGTAACTGCTGCCGGCGAAGCCTATCGAACTGTAAGCCAAGTGTTTAGCGCCCCTGATAACTCGGTAGTTGTCCTGTCGTGCTACTTTTCACCCGCAGAATGGAACTCGATACGGTTAGGCACTACAGACAAAAGCGGGTCTTTTAATGTTGCGGCTTTTGATTCTAGGTCTGAAACATTTGACACAGCCACTACCAATATTGTTGCACAAGGCTTTGAGCGAATATCAGATAGCGAGTGGCGTGTGTTTGTCGCTATCAATGTTGGAGTAGGGGCGTCATCGATGAGGGCGTACATTTATGCAATAAATGATGGACGTACTGACACGGTAGGCGACGGCACCAGCGGTATTTACATCTGGGGCGCGCAACTCGAACAAGGCTCCACCCCCTCAAGCTACATCCCCACCACCACAGTCCAAGTCACAAGAGCGGCGGATAATTGTTCGCGGACATTAGGTGCAGAGTTCAATGCTGCGGAGGGTACGCTACTATGGAGCGGTGTGCCGGCAGAGCAAAACTCTAATGGCCAAGTTGTTCTAGGGGTTTCTGATGGCACTGAAGCAAATCAAACGCTTATCAGGATAAATGGAGCAGAGGGCAGACTGCAACTTATTTCAGTGCGCGGTGGCGTCATCTCATCACTTAATACAGTCGGAAGTTTTAACCCGTCAGAACCGTTAAAAGTTGCCCTGTCGTATTCACAGTCCGGATGGGCGGCAGCTTGCAACGGCGTATTTTTGGAAGAAAAAACGGACGTTTCCGGCCAAGTTATTGCAACGACTGCGCACCTTAGTAATGGCCCCGGGTCACTCCAGTACACCGGCACTACCGAATCCGCGAGCTACTACCCGACGCGCTACAGTAACGCAGAATTGCAGGAGGTGACAGCACTATGACGCAACAACCAGATATCATCGGCACCATCTACAAACCAACCGGCGAAACCGCCAGCGAGGGGCTTCCGGTTATGGCCCCCATTGATGGTTTCCACGTTAACTACCCAGGCGAGGTTCCCGAGCTGGCTGAGTACAAGCCAGACCCTCAGCCTGTTACGCCTTACCGCGTTTATGCGGGCGGGATTATGCCGGTGTGTTATCGGTTTGAGAGCAAAGAGCAGTTTGAAAGCCTGTTGCCGGAGGTGGGTGATGAGACAGATCAATAAAATCATCATCCACGCCGCTGACACCCCTGCTGATATGGACATTGGCGCAGCTGAGATTAACCAATGGCATATTAAGCGAGGATGGTCAGGCATTGGCTATCACTGGGTAATCCGCCGGGACGGAACCGTAGAACAAGGCCGCAGCGAGTCTACGCCGGGCGCTCATGCCTACGGCCACAACCAAGACTCTATCGGCATCTGCATGGTTGGCGGTAAGCCAGATTGCAACTACACGGCAGCTCAGTGGCGGGCACTTGAAGCGCTTGTGCGCGACCTGTTGGCGCGCTACGACTGTGAGGTTATCGGGCATCGGGATGTGAGTGACAAGCCATGCCCGATGTTTGACGCCAGAGCATGGGCGGAAGGGTTGCTATGATCCGCTGGCTATACGACCACTACATACTAACCAGCGTTATCAGTCTATACTATCTGGTACTGATTGGTTACGGGACGCTGCAAGTGTTTGAGAATCCCGATAGCCTGACCGCTCCGGCTGCATCGGCTTACTTGACGTTGATGGGGTTGCCAGCGGTTGTTACCGGGCTTCTAAAGTGGAGGTTTGATCGTGATAAATCCGATGGATCTGATTCGTAAGTTTGCCGCCAGTCCATTCAGCGGCTACCTTGCCATAGGCTTGCTGGTTGCGGCAGCCGGTGCCGGTTACTGGTTCTGGACGGAGCTTAAAGAGTTTGGTGGGCTTGAGCAGCGGGCGGAGGCTCAGGAGGAAACGATTGCCATTCAGAATGCACGATTGCAGGAGCTGGCTCGGTTGAATGACGAGAGGCAGTCGGCGTTGAGTGAGCAGATACGCAGGACTCAAAAGCTTGAGCGAGATGCCAAAGCCTATAGATTCGCTATTACGGAGGCGCGGAAGAATGCGGATAAAGTTACTCGCGAGTGCATGGCTCTGCATTTGGCTGACAGCTTGCAGTTTGGGCCAGAACGTCAAGACGGAAACGGTAGTGGTAAAGCCGGAGCCGGAGTGGATGGCTGATTGTGAAATACCGCTGCGGAATGGACGCACGCTTGGCGACTATTACGACTGGAGCTTTGAGCTATGGCAAAGCCTGAGACAGTGCAATGAGCGACAAAGAGCAGAGCGCCAGTTCTACCAGTCCCAATAAAGGCCCCATCAGACCCAAATTAGTACGCTTCGCAGAGGCCGCGTTTATCGTGGCCTTTTTTATGCTTGTCAAACTGTTAATGCTATACTGCGTGATATGTAACCAATGGGAGCGTATTAGATGGCGGGTTATAGCGATTTTGCCAACTCGGAACGACAAAAACAGATAGCCGAGTTGATGGATGAGGGATTGTCTAGCCGGAAGATAGCGGAGAAGGTTGGGGGCGATGATGGCAACGTCCGCGCTGCAATGGCAAAGATCAGAGATAGGGCAGAAAAGAAAGGCTATGATCCTGACCACGGAATAAACCGCCCCGTTTCCGCTAACTCGATATTGGGCCTGTCCGGCATGTCTGACATGCGCAAGAACGAGGATGGATTGCCGGTCTGGTACAAGTTCAGCAAAGATGCCGAAGAAGTAAACCGACGAATACGGGCGGCAGCCGAAACCTTCTCCAAAGACCTCCCGCAACTCCCCGAAGTCCCCGCCCCTGAAAATCAAGATTTCGACACTGACCTAATCCCGTGGTATCAAATCGGGGATGCGCACCTCGGGATGCTTGCGCATGAATCGCAAGTTGGCCATAACTTTGATCTGGATATAGCGGAGCGCGAACTAGCCTTTGCAATGGCTACCCTGATAGATCGCACACGGCCATGCGAGCGGTGCGTTATAAACGACCTTGGCGACGGCACTCACTTTGAGAACGAAGCCGGTATAACGTCTCACAGCGGCCATATGCTGGACACTTCCGCCCCGCTTTATGATGTTCTGGACACGTACTACCGGCTGATGCGCTACATTATTGAGGAGGCGCTTAAGAAGCACTGGTTTGTCGATGTGATCATCAACCAAGGCAACCATAGCCGTAATAACGATTGGGCGACTGCACTGCATCTCAGGCACTTCTACGCCAACAATCCCCGCGTTACTGTTCTTGATAACTCAACGGTATTTATCCCTTACCGCATGGGCAACACGTTTGTTTTGTGCCACCACACTGATAAATGCAAACCTGGCGCGCTGGCTGGCGTCATGGCGAATGACTTTGCGCAAGACTGGGGCGAAACCTTTTATCACTATATGGATGGCGGCCACGTTCACCATGGTCAGGCAAAGAAAGAGGCTAACGGCGCTATTTATGAGAGCTGGAATCAGATGGCCCCGTCTGACAAATATGCGCATGATGGCGGATGGCGCTCTCGCCAGTTTATAAGCATGGTATACCGCTCAAAAACATACGGGGAGAAAGGCCGAGAGACAATCACGGCGGAAGAGGTAAAGGATAAGCTCGAAAAATTAGCGCCTGGAACTACCGCTAAACGTCGCCGTAAAGTACATACTGTTTAGCCCCAAATCGGAATCTTTGCTACAATGCGAAGTATAAACCCAGCAACTTTACACAAGGCGTAGTGCAAGATGTCCGACCCAGTGCGAGATACCGTAGATAGACACGAACGAATCATAAACGAACTCCAGCGTGACGTTTATCAGATCTCGACTCGCATGGGCGTCATGGAAGAACGTCAAGACCGCACCATTGAAATCCTATCACGGATTGAGGGTAAGGTGGACGAAACCCGCAAGGAGATGAAGGAAACCCAGGAATGGATAAACCAAAGTAAAGGCGGGTTACGCTTTGGCAAATGGATTGCCGGTACTGCCGTTGCCGTCCTTGGCTTGGGCATTGCCTTTATCAAGTTCTTTAAGGGTGGCGGCTAATAATACCACCCCTGTGCCGGTTGGCTGACTACGGTTGGCATGGTTAGGAACTCTACTTCTTTTCCCTCAATAACAATCTCTGGCTTAGGCTTCGGTGCTTTGATCTTGCGCACCATAGCCTTATTCGGTGACGTAACGCCTAGCTCTTTCGCCCACTGACGCACCAAGCCACGGCTAACATTCAGCTCTTCCCCGATATCCTCCCACGACACATATTCGGCTGCCAGCTTCTCGCTAATGGCAATATCCTTTCTGATAGCCGCTTTCTTTTGCTCCGTCAGGTTGCGGGGGTCTCTGCCGTTACGCATATTCCGCACGCTGTCAGTTGACACCTTGTGGCGTTTTGCAATCGCCGGGCTGGTGTACGGCTCCATTTTCTTGCGATGCTCAAGGGCTGCAAGGATCATCTTTTCGCCCTTGGCACGGCGCGTTGCTCGGAACTCTTTGTCTTTTTGCTTGCGGTATTCGTCGGGTGTCATTTCAATTCTCCATCCAATAATTTCTGATTCCAGCGGTCAGCGGTTCTCTCTCCAACGCCAACCACTCTAGCAATGCCTTTCAATGTCCAGTCTCGCAATGCCTCTGCCTTGTGCTTTTTGTACTCAAACCTCATGCGCTTGACGTACTCTATTTCGTCCGGCGTCAGTTTGCTCCGGCTCATGTGGCAGTGTTCGGCGTGCACAATCGTAGCCTGCACAACTCCCATCTCATACGCCAAGCCTTGCTGACTTCTGCGATACATGAAGCGGTCAACGTTCGGCTTCTGCTTTAGCAGTTTGATTAATAGGCGTTGTTTGTCGGCTGGGAGGCGCATTTTATTTCTCCGGTTCGGCGGCTGGTGGCTGTGGGCGCTTGAGGCCTGTGGGCATCCAGTGGCTATCCCTGGGTGAGCCAAACTCCCAGTAGTTGCCCCGGAACCACTGCTTGGTCGAGGTGTCGAATATCCAGATTTTACCCTCGTAATCGCCATCAGATTTCACTGGCACTCGGTCAGCGCCACTGATAGGCCCATCAACCTGGGGCGTGGTGGGGGTGGAGAGTAGCCATTCGCGAAGGCGCTTCATTTCCTCGTTCCGGTAGAGTGAGGTCACGTAAATGTGCGGGCGGGTCAGGTTATGGCCGTTGGCCTTCAGGTAATCGTTTGCGCCAACTTCCGTGAAGCAGGCAGTTACAAATTCATCGACTTCTTTTAGCGCTACGCGCCGATAGGTTCCTGTCCCGGTTTCTTCATCGGTCAGCTCTATTTCATCCTCCCGCCAGAAATCTCCGTCAATGTCGTCATACATCTCGTTGAGCCGGTCTTGAATGTGATCATCGACCTCGCCATCTTCATTGCCCCATGAGATTCTGTCGTGATCGAACTCTTCATCGACTACAATTTCGCGCTTCTGGAAGACTACAAACAGCGGATCTTGCGTGATTCGGTTGTCCTGAGTTGCAAGGTTTTCGGACAGCTTACGCATCCACTCCGGCCCGGCGGGCTGAAGCGTGGCGGGGGTGGAGAGTAGGGCGTGAGCGCGGTCCATCATCGCCCTGTGCTTGTATGGCGCGTCTTCATCTACGCTCATTTCGTAGTCGTGCATTGCCTGCACCATTTCTTGAAGACACTCGCGCCACCCCTCCGGCACGGCGGGCTGGGGGTGGGTGTAGATCGGAAAGCCAACTCCAGTATTATTCTCCCACCAAAGGCGGCGGGAACGCCCGCTGACTTTTTGCACCTCAGTGGCGTCTTCACTCACCCATGCGAGGGGCTCCACACCCTGCCCACTTTGGGCGCGGGCGGCTTGCCATGCACAAGCCTCCTGCCACATGGCCCAAGCATCTTCCGTCTCAACGTCCCTGTACTCTCCAGTTTGGTCGGCAGGATTAGCGACCACCAGCTTATAACCAAGCCTCGCTGCCGCTTCTTCAAACGCTTCCCTCATGTCGCTCACACCTCACCCCCAAATACCGTAAACCGGCACTGCTTTGAATCCAGCGCTGCCTTGAGTCCAGCCCGATCTGCAAACGTAATCACCAGCGCGTTGTCGTAGCTGTCCTCGTCGTTGAAGTACAGGTTGCCCATGCACTGCACGTCGCCCTTGACCATTTCGCTGGCATCGGCAATATGGTCTGCCCGGGCATTCAGCGCTGATCTCAGGACCCGCTCCGCATCATTCCGGGCGGCTGCAACCACCATCGGGCTCCAGCTGTCCGGCCACTCGCTGCCGTCTTCCCAGGCCACCAGGCGCTGGGCTCCGGCTTCGATCATTTCCGGAGTGATAGATACTTCGCATGCTGAGCTATCAAGGATTCCTTGACAGTTGCCGTAGCTGCCACGGGCATTCCATCCAATGCGCACCAGCTCGATGCCCTCGAAGCTGAGCCCGGCAGTGCCGAGGTGCTTCTGTGCGTATTCTTCAAATGTCATAACATTCTCTCCTAATCGGATATTCCCACTCTGGCCGCCCGTCATCGTCACGGCCCTGGTATTCGAAGCCGGTCACTTCTACACAATCCACCTCACCCCCAACCGACTCCACCACATAATCAGCAAACACCGGCTGGACGGCGATGGCCAGGATGAATAACCCTAGCCATCCTAGACCGTGCTCAGAGCTTAAACGCACGGTAATAGCTCTCTATCTTGTCCATATCGTCACAACGCTCTGCAATCGACTCGCACGCCTTGGCGATGTACTGCCGATAGCAGGAGCGCAAAGCGTAGCCGTCAGAGGTGAAGTTCTGACGCAGACCGTCAAGCATTGGCGTAATCCAGTCATCGGTGTTTACGATGCTGTCAAACACCTCGTCCACTACGTCTTGATTGTCGTCAAAATATGCCTCAAACAAATCGTCCGCCAGCTTCTCGGTTGCCTCCTCAAGCTGCTGGTCTTGCGCGGCGAGTTGGTCTTGTTCGCGTTGCCATGCGTTAAGGGCTGCCAGGTTTCCGTCAGTGTTCATTTTATTATCTCCGTCACCATATCTCTCAAAACTGTAAACTCAGGCCCGTACTGCTCGTTAGCCTCGTCTACAACCGTGTGCTCGTTAATGCCGTATTCGTAAATGACAAACTCAGTGTATGGACTTGCCAGCACAAGGCGAAACAGTCTCATTTCTTGCCCAGCCTCTTTGCAAAGTCGCGCATGTTCACGCGGGTGTATGGCTTTACGGTTGGCACGAAAGATTCATAGCAGAGCCAAAGTGTGCCAACTAAGATCAGGAGTAAGCCGAGGTTGAATATCCAGTCTATCATTTGCCCGCCCTCGCTTGTTGGTCTGCCAGTTCTGCGCGTACTTTGTAGGCGACTTTGCGGAGATTGGCTCGCGCCTTGTTCATCTGGCCAAACCAAAACGCCTTACCATAACGCTCAGGATTCTTGTTTGCCGCGCCAATCATATCCATTGCAGCCCAAAGTTCGCGGCGGGCTTCGTTCAGTTCGCTGTATCGGTTGCTGCTGTAGGTTAAAGTTTCCATGTCTCTCTCCCTTCCCGTGTTTCGTTAGAGACAGAATAGGGGCTCTACGGCCCATTGTGAAATACTGTTTTGGAATAAGAAAAGTTTTCGTTATGCAAATAAAAACCCCAGCGTATGCCGAAGCAAAGAGGCCGGGGTCGTATAACGGGCTGGCAAGCTATCCACTATCATGCCGTAACGTTTGGTTATCAGCGGTCGCCGTCCGCTATGCCGCCTAGTGGTGGCAGCTACCACACGTAAAAAAACCCCGCTGATTACTAGCCGGGGCCGTGTTATTCACAGTATACACCTGCAAAGCTTTGGATAACAATCAATGTTATTGATCTCTAAAACTTTCCACCATATTGTCGGTCATCTCCATCAATGCCCGATATTGCATACTGTTCGGTTTGCCATCGCCCCTTCGCCAACGGTTGATCTGGTTGGTAAAAACTGGCGGCTCACCGTATGACGCCAGAAGCTCGCAAAGATCGCGCTCGACCTCTTTCCACTTTCGGTTTTCTATGCTTACCCATTCTTTTAGTGTGATCATGGCCCCTCCGAATAATGCTTGTATGTCCAGCGGGCACCGACAGCGAGCCCGATTCCAAACCCGATTAACAGCCAGCCGAACCACATCATAAGCTATAGAGCCCCCGAACCCAATTATGTTGAACCTCACCCAACCGCTTCAGCTCTTCCAGATACTCCCGCATCTCTCGCGGCGGTACGGCCATCTCCCGCGCCAGCTTTCCGCAGGTGCACGGCCCCCAGACTTTGAGGGCGTTTTTTACGTCTTGTGTGGTCATGGCTACTGCCTCCGATAACACCCCTGGCACGAGGGGTCAGTCTCACGGTAACTGTGGCCGCACTGTATCGGCAGCCATTTGGTTTCATGGTTCACCATAGCCCGCTTTCCGCACATCGTCCAGCCTTCTTGCATACGGTACTGGATAGCGGGGCTGAACGGCTTGTTGTGGCAGCTATAGCGGTGCGTTGGGCTTATGCACTGGTGGTTTAGGTCTTGTTCTGGGGTGTAGGTCATCCTCTAGACTCCTTAACCTTCTTCCGCTCTGCAATCTCTCTTTTCTTCGCCTTGCCATCATGCGGGCAATAACTGCAATATCCATAGCGCCCGCACGGGTTGCTGCCGTCTGGGCAAAGGTATGGCGGGCTGGTTATTTTGCTCATCTCCGCATAGCCTCCCGCTTCTCATAATCTTCTTTGCACTCCCCGCCATCATCGCAGAAAGCGCCCTTGCTTACCGGCTCCGAACAATTCCAGCATAAGCCGGTGTAGTAGTACTTCTGGTTCCGCCTGCGCTGTTCTGCCAATGCCGCATCGCGGAAAAACTCTTCGGCCTTGTGGCCCAAGTCGCCTTCATTCGCCATTCAAAAACCCTCCAAACCTATCCCTACCAAATTTATCAATACAATACGCTTCCGCCTCATCCCTCGACAGGCCCGACAGGCTGATCATGGTGACGGGGTGGCCGTCGATTATGGGCTGGTAGAGTTTTGTCATACCACCTCCCTCAATATCGCAAACGCCTTTTTGTGCGCGTGGCGTAGTTCCGCGTTTTCGTGTTGCAGCTCTAGGCACTTGCGCTCAAGGCGTTTGATTTGGTCTAAATGAGCGGCAATTGTTCGCTGATCTTTCGTGATTTTAACTGTCGCTCTATCTCTCTCCCTCTCGCCGTGCTGTTTCTCTCCAGCCCCAACTTTTTTAGCTGATGGTCGTTGTTGAGTAAGCATATCGCTATGGCCTTCCATGACGGAGCCCTCCCAGAAAATAACAGCTTGTTCGGCACTTCATCAGGGATTCCGTCAAAATAACATCTGTCCTGCCAGCAGTCCACATAAGCCCTGATCCTCGAAGTAGCGCATCTTCCATGCTTTAATTTCTCGTTCTGCTTCCTCATTTGCCAGATATTTTTGCTCATCTGTCAGATAACCCCATGCCTCTCTCGTTATGTCCTCTGGTATGTTGTGGGCCAGGGCAACCGCCGCGTGCCCCAACCATGCCTTTTGGTTTAGGTAAGGATCAGTCAGCGCATTAATACAGCTGTTTGGCCATTCATGGCAAACGCGCCTCATGTAGCTTCCGTATAGCTTGTGATCGCCCGTGAAGGCGATTGCCGTTTGAAGGGCGGACTTTTTGTCCGCCACCTCCCCCCACATGTTGTGTGCAATTTCTTCCCAGTCCCGATACTGACGCCATTGCTGTTTAAGCTTCTGCATCCCAGCTCTCCGAAAAGTCTTGATTTTGGAACAATGCCGCAACGCCTGTGATTTGCTTAAGGCGCAAAAGCTCATCAGGTGACATACCGATATGCTGACAGATCCATCGGTCACCTTTACCCATCTCTACCAGCTCGGAAACGATAGTGGACATAAGTTCAATGTTGTGTGTACCGCGCGCCCGGTTATGTCGGATTGTGGACGCCATGCGGTCGTGCATCTCTTTCTTGAGAACGACAACGGGGAGCATGCCCTTTTCACGCTCATAGATACGCTGAGAATCCCTCAGAGTGCAGTAACGGTGAAAGCCGTCAACGACTACGTATTTATCGTTTTCGTCGTCGTAAACCACCACAACCGGCTGAGTGTAGCCGTCCTCCCAGATTGACGTTTCAAGCAATGCCATTTCGGGCGGCGCTACACTATTAGGGTTGTAGTCGTTAGCGGTCACCTTCTCAATCGGCACACGCTTAACGTCATACACTGGCGATTTAAATTCATCTGCCGGAGCGTATGACCCGTCTTCCTGGTGAACCTCTTGACCAGTAAGCGGTGGGTTGAAGGTGCAGATCAGTACCGTTTCCTCGTGTGCCTCGAAGTAGTGCGGGTCGTTCTTGTCCAAAACATAGGTTGTGTCCGGCAAAATCTCGAATTCTTCTCCGGTTGCTGCATCCGTCAAAGTTGCATAACCAGAAACGCAATAGCAGGTTTCAAGGTGGTGCTTGTAATGCTGGAAAACTTTGCCAGCGTCAGGGCTAATAACCGTTTTGGTCATGGTGTAGCCCATTCCGTCCTCTTCAAGAAGAATCCGGTTGCTGATGCCTGCGTGAAACTCAACTTTACGGCTCTCTGGCAGGTCGTTTGTGTGAATCACTTTCATTTTTTGTCTCCCCGTACACTGCTGTACTTTTTCTGAATGGCTTTCTGGCGCTCTTGCTGGTGTTTTGTTGGTGCAAGTCCCAGATATTTACAGGTGTGATCATTTTTCAAAATTGTTATTGCAAAACGCTTCCAGCTTGTTACGTCGCTATTATGAGACTTAAGGCAATCCAAATGGTCTGGCGGAGTCGGAATACGGACGCGTTTTAGGTTGTTCCCGCCATGAGCGGTTGTTCCGTTTATGTAAAACGTAACACCGTTGTGCTTCAAGTCCTCCACGACTTCATCGGGCAATCCGCGCCCCACCCTTGCCCAATACTTGATTGACTGGATGAAGCGCTGTTTAAAATTCTTGGCAGACTCGCCAGGGAGCGTTTCAAGCAGGAATTTAACAAATGACTTCCATGTATGCCCTTCCGGCAACTTAAAGCTGTGATAGCTAAGCTGTTTGCCATAAGTGGCGATGAAGTTAGCTCCGCTCACCCTAGCACAAAGCCTTGCCCAAGTGTGGCCATCAATTACGCGATACAGGTTAAGGCTGGACTTCGATTCACTCATGAACGGGCTTGCCACTCGCATTTTCTCTACAGGAACGCCAGCCATGTAAAAAGTGTCATAGAGCTTGTTGTAATCCCACTCAAACTTGGCATTAGCAATCCAAATATCACGGGTTCGCCAATCATAAATTGGGTACACGTTGTAGGTGTGTTCTGTGTTTTTCTTAGTCCACGCCTTGCCGTAAAGCATTTCTTTGTCAGCGTTCATGATGGCGCGATAACGGTTAAGGCTTTCCTGGGTTCGAATACCAATCAAATTTGCAGTTCGCTTACCTTGACTGTACCACTCCGAAAACATGTCCCAGAAATCATCGTAGTGCATGTTTTCCTGGAACAGATCACCGAAGGGGTGGTTGTCAATGTTAACCACGTAATCCATATCTGGCATTGGTCGTACCCACCTGTGTTCATCGTTTACGCCCCAGCATTGCCAATCAATTTCATAGGATGAAACCGTGCAAGGCAACGTGATAGGCAGGCAACACCAATACACATCAAGATATTCGCGGTTGTTTTCAATCATCCGCTTCATGAAGTCCATGCTCATCTCATAGTTGGCTTCATTGTCCATGATCTGGATGCCGATTTTCTGCTTGATGCCCCGTTCCTTCATGTAGTCAAGGATTAAGTTAAGCATCACGCCTGAATCTTTCCCGCCACTGAATGACAAGTAGATTCTTTCAAAGTTGGCAAAAATGAAATCGAGGCGCTCTATTGACGCCTCAAAAACATTTCGCTCTGGTTTATAGACTCTATCCACAACTCTCTCCTACCGTTGAAAAAGCCCAACCGATTGGCCGGGCTGTGTAGATTTTCTAGCCTCAAATAACCGTAGCCCAGATGCCATGCTCAGCAATGTAAGCCTCTTTGGCTTTCTGCTCGTTGTAGCCAGCAATGGCTGCCTTCAGGAGCTTTTCTTTACCGGCCACAAACTCGGCCTTGGCTTCTTCGCGGGTTGCTGGGGCGTCGTTAAAGAAAGACTGCTCGCCTGTAAAGAATGAATCCAGCGGGCGGGCTTTTGCTGCTTCAACGGCGGCTTGTGCTGCTTTGATGTCGTTCAGTGTGTACATAGTGATCCCCCTTCGTTGTTGCGTTCTGTGTATGGTTTAAATATACAGCCGCACCACCTCCCTGTGAAATATCGTTTTTGAATAAGCGCTACGATTCTAATGCCCTCATAATCCTCTGCGCCATATCCGCCACCAACTGAGCCTCGGCATCGTTGGCGGGTTCTGGTAGCTGGATGGCCTTCACCGCCTCGACCTTCGCAGACAGGCGCTTGATCTCTTTGCGCTG